TGTTACACAACAAGCGAATAAGTTTAACTATGTATGTAAAAAAAATAAAAATATGAGAATCAAACAATTAAACAATAACGACCTTGAAACAATGATTGAAGCAGTTGGTGTTCGTTACAGGGTTAAATGTGATGAAATAAACAATGTTTTAATTAGGCAAACTTTACAAGCTGAATTTGCTGCAATGTTAGTTATTGATTTTAATAATGCATTTATTAAACATTGTGCAGGAAAATTTGTTATAAGTGAAAAACCTGATAACAATAAACCTTATGGTGATTTATCTTGTTTATTTATTTGTGATGTATTAAAAGCATTTAAAATTTATAAAGCAAAAGAAATTGCAAAACCTCAATTAGCTGCACCATTATCTAAACAATTAGAAATGAATACTGCAACAAAAGAAGAACTGCAAAAAGAACATTATGAAATTATTAATGATTGGTATAATAAACATGGTAAAGTTCCTTTGTTGGCAAATTGGAATGAAGCATTTATTTACATGTGGAGAACTAAAATAATTGAAATTGATGCTGATGAAGTTGAAATGTTTAAAGATTTAGTTGTTTATAATTTAAATGCAGAAATAAAGAAGTTAAAAGTTGAACGTGCTAATTATGGCCATTTAAAAAATATTGTTGAAAACCCTGGACTTTTAAGAATGGAATGCAGGAAACAATTTATTATTAAATATTATAATCAAAAAACAAAAAAATGAATATAAAAAATGCAACACCAAAAGAATTAATGCCAATAATTAAAAATATCTGCAGCCAATTTTTAATAACATTTGAAGAATTGATTGGTGATAAAACACAAAATCTTGATACGAAAGAAGCACGTGCAATTATTTGTTATTATATTTTTGCAGTTAATGGTTATAGTCCTGCATCATTAGGAAGAATATTAAGAAAATCAAGAAGTAATGTTTACAACACATCAAAAAGGGTTTCTGATGAAATGGAAACAAACAAGAATTATAAATTGAAAATTGAACGAATAATTAATTTACTGAAATAATGCCAAGATGTAAAAGCTGCAGACAAAAATTTGAACAATATGCATTTAATAATAAATATTGCAAAGAAATAGATTGTCAAACTGAAAAAGCAATGATGCTTTTATCTAAGAAAAAAGAAAACCAAGCAAAAAAAGTTGATGTTAAATTTCAGGAAATGAAATTAAGAGTAAAAACACCTGATAGGAAAAAAGAATTAGGTTTGCAAATAAGGTTGTTAGCAAGAAAAATTGACAATTATTTTAATTATTTATGTGTTGATTGTGGTAAACCTTATGGAAAACAACAAGATGCTGCACATCTTCATAATTCAGGTGGAAATGAAAATATAACTTACAACCTTCACAATCTACATTCATCAAGAAGCCATTGCAACAGGTTTAGTTCAGAACATAAAGTTGGTTATAGAAAAGGAATTGAAGAAAGATACGGTGCAAAATATTTAGATTATATTGATTTTGAACTACCTAAAATTTATAAATATATTGGTTTGTTAGATAATGAAGTAATTGAAAAACTTGCAATTGTAAGAAAGTTAAACAGGGAATTTGAAACATTTAAATTATCAAATGCTATTGATGCACGTTCAAACTTCAATAATATAATAGGAATTTATCCTGGATCACCAACTGCAAAAGAATTTAAATAAATATTGATTAAAATTTGTAAATCAATTATTTTCAACTATATTTGGTTATTATTTAGAGATAATGAGAACACAAAAAACAACATACTGAACAATTATCAAGGTTGCCTGAAATCAAATACAGGTATGCAATTGTTAAAAATCAATAAAAACTTATTTAATAAAGTATTTAGCAAAAATAATTTTGTTAAAAATAATCATGTTTAAAAAATAAAAATGGAAGAAGGAAAAATTAAAACAGATTACCAATTAATTGAATTAGGAATAAGACAACCACACTTAAACATTAATAGAAGGGTGTTTGTTAAAACTGAAGCAGAAAAGAAGAAATTGAAAGCGTTTAAAAAAACACATCATGCAAGAATACGTGATGCAGGTTTTAACAGAAAGAAGCGAATGAATTTAAGCGAAAGCCAACATTTAAAATTTACTTGTTAAAAAAGGATCACTGGATGATAAAATTTGAAAGATTAATAACTGTAATTTGTTTGGCAATGCTATTAATTAAAGATTTTGCACTAATTAATATTAGTGTAGAATTTTTACTTATGCCAATTATTATACTTGGTTTAGTTAGGTTTATAATTACAGTTTTATCATTAATCAATTCATTATTTAATGATATTAAAAAACTAAACAGATGAGCGATATAGAAGAAATAGTATTGAAATGTAAAATTGAAAAAGTTAATAATAAAACACTTCATAAAAATTGGTTTGGTTGGTTTGAAAGAAGAAAAGGTATTAATTTCAGTCTAACAAAACTATATAGAGAGCAAATGATTAACGGATTAGTTGAAGATTTCTACAGTGTGACAGATTACCAACAACAAACAATAGACAAATTAACTAAAGAGGTTGAGGGGTTGAGAGAATTTAATCACGTTGAATTATTAAACAAAGCAAAAAACAAGATTATTGATAAAGAAAAATTAATTGATAGTCTTAATGATTTATTGCAAAAGGAATTAATAGAAAACACTAAGCTAAAAGAACAATTGAAGGAGTGTAGGGAAAAGGAAGAAAAAAACATTAAGATGTTTGCAGAATGGCTATATGGAAAAATTGACAAAGAGGTAGCAGAAAGGATAGTTGATGATTACTTAAACAGCAAGTAATTGTTTATAACGGCAAAGAATATGAGTATGTGGGGCATTTGTGAAAATCAAGCTGATGAATTTATGGCATATTATTATAAGTCCATAGACCAACCGTTAAAGCCGTGCCGCCCCATTACTTATATTTATTGTTGTATGTCAATTTAACAACTACTAAACAAATAAAACAATAAGATATGGCAAAATATAGAGGTAACCAATACAATATTGATAATGGCAGTTATTCAAGGTTAAGAAACCCAACAACAGGAAAAGCAGAAGGAATTAAAAAAATTGCTATTGATGTTGGAAGAAATACAAAATGTCCTTGCAAATCAGGTAAGAAATTTAAAAATTGTTGTGATAAAAAAGGTGCTATTTATGTGAATAAACCAATAAAAAGTTCTAAATTAACCGCATTCAAAATAAAATTTTTAAGAATCTTTAAATAAAAACAAATGAGAAAAGTAAAATTGTATAATAAAACAGGCGAATTTTTAGCTGATGTAAATATTAAAAATGAAGGAACTGCAGATGCCATTCAATGGGGAAACATGTATTTCTTTTGGTGCAATCTAAAGAATCAATTCAGGGAAGCAAATGTTTATCCTGCTATTATTAAAAAATCTAAAAAATAAAAAACATGGAAACAGAACATGTTGCAATTGGTAAAGTAAAACCAAATGAAGACAATCCAAGGATCATTAAAGATGAAAAGTTTCAAAAATTAGTCAAGTCTATAAAGGAATTTCCAAAGATGCTTGAACTTAGGCCAATAGTTGTAAATAAAAATATGATTGTTTTGGGTGGAAACATGAGATTAAAAGCATGTATGGAAGCAGGATTGAAAAAAGTTTATATTGTCAAGGCCGAAAACCTATCAACAGAAGAACAAAAAAGATTTATAATTGCAGATAATGTTGGTTTTGGTGAATGGGATTGGGAAATGTTAGGAAATACCTGGGATGAAGAACAATTGAAAGAGTGGGGAATGGACGTTTGGCAACCTGATGAAGTAATTGATGACATTGAAGAAGTTGATGAAATAAGTGAATCAGTTAATTTTTCAATTAGATGTGAAAACCTTGAACAATTGGAAGCATTGCAGAGCAAATTAAATGTATCGGCAATGAAAATAAGTTATAAAGATTTTTTAGTTAAAGCAGCATTATGAAAATAGCAGTTATTGATGTAAAAGGAATTTAAAAGCTGCAATAAAAAGAGCAAAAAAATAATACTTAAATTTGATAAAAACAAAGAAATAACAAAGAAGGAATGGCAAACGAAGAAAATTTAATACCTTATAAAAAAGGACAAAGCGGAAACCCAAACGGAAGGCCAAAGAAATCATTTGCAAGTATAAATGCAGAATTAGAAGCAAAAGGAATTACTAAGTTATCAAAAACTGATTTGCTTGATGCATACGCTCTTATTTTCAATACATCAGAAGCTGATTTAAAAATAATTGCTGCAGATAAGGAAACACCTTATGCTTTAAAGATTATTATTTTAGAAATGAATGTTAAAAAAACAAGGGCAAAAGCAATTGCAGATTATCGTGATTATTGTTTTGGTCGTGCAATGCAAAACACCGATTTAACAAGCGGTGGTGAAAAGTTGGTACAAAATATTATTAGTTTAGGTGCAGGTATAAAACCAAAGGAAGATGAAGAACAGAATGAAGTTTAAAAATTTTTGTCTGCATTATGTACAGGCAAACAAACCATTTGAAAAAGTTTATCTTTTAAGGTATGATAAAAGATTTACTTTATACTTAAATTAATTGTCTCCACCGCGTGCAGCATGTTAACCAAACCCTTATAAACATTAACTTTTAAAAAATAGGTGATTATGAAAACAATACTCAAAATAATATTATTAATTATAGCATCAGCAATTGTTTTTTTCTTTGCACTTGGTGTTTTTGTTGGTTTAGCAGGTTAAACAATGAAACTACTCCCAAAACAAGAAAATGCAGTTTATTATCTTAAAGATAAAACAACAACAGAATTAGTTTTTGGTGGCGCTGCAGGTGGTGCAAAATCTTCTTTGGGTTGTTTATGGTTAATTGAAAATTCACAATCATACCCTGGAACACGTTGGTTAATGGGAAGGAGTAAATTAAAAACATTGAAAGAAACTACATTAAACACCTTTTTTGAAATGTCAACAAAACTTGGTGTAAATGATGAATGGAATTATAATGCAATGACAGGTGTTATTAAATGGACAAATGGAAGCGAAATAATTCTAAAAGATTTATTTTTCTATCCAAGTGATCCAAATTTTGATTCATTAGGTTCATTAGAAATATCAGGTGCTTTTATTGATGAATGCAATCAAATAAATTTCAAGGCATGGCAAGTTGTAAAATCAAGAATCAGATACAAATTAACTGAATACGATTTAACACCTAAAATTCTTGGTACATGTAACCCCTCTAAAAATTGGGTTTACAAATATTTTTTTAGAGCAAAAAAAACAAAAGACATTGCACCATTTAGAAAGTTCATACAATCACTTCCAAAAGACAATCCATTTCTTCCTGATAGTTATATTGAATCTCTTAGCCAATTAGATGACATTAGCAGGGAAAGGTTATTGAATGGAAATTGGGAATTTGACAATGATAAATCAGCAATAATTTCTTATAATGCAATTATGGACTATTGGAACGCAAAACATATTGTTGCAGGTCCAGGTGATGAAAACCATTTAACAATTGATGTTGCAAGAAAAGGAAAAGATAAAACAGTTTTCAGAGTTTGGAAAGGGTGGTTATGTGTTAAGCGTTACGAAATGGCAATAAGTACAATTCCACAAATTGTTGAAAAAGCACAAAAAATTCAAGCAGCATTTAAAATTACCAACTCAAATACAATTGCAGATGAAGATGGTGTTGGTGGTGGTGTTGTTGATGTTTTAAGATGTAAAGGATTTATTAATAATTCTAAACCTCTTTATGATGCTGCAGCAAAAGATGGAGATATTAATTATAGCAATTTAAAAAATCAATGTTCAATTAGAATGGCCAAAAGAATTAATGCAAAAACTGTTGGTGAAACTTGCAATGATAATTCTGTTATTGAATTGACTTCTGAAGAAATGGAACAAATAAAATATGCTGAAATTGATAAAGATGGAAAAGCTGCACTTGTTACAAAAGATAAAATAAAAGCATTAATTGGTCGTTCTCCTGATGACTGGGATTCTATAATGATGCGTGAATGGTTTTCTTTGAGAGTAAAATATGAATCTTTTTAAAATTTATTACATATTTTTACATACTTGTATTTATTATTTGTAAATTTGTAGTATGAAAATTCAATTAGAACAAATCAAAAGAACATTTGCTAACGTATTGTATAAAATGCGTTGAGGAACGAAATGAATTTTATATGGTGTATGCACCGTTAATTTTAGAAACTATGACTGAACAAGAGATAAAAGAAGAACTATGCCACTATGACCTACGAAACCCCGATGGTGTTAACTCTTATGGTTTATTAGATGCAGAAGAAATAAAAGAAGAAGGTTACGGAAACCACAAGAAAGAAGATTGCTCTTGTGATAATTGCTTTTATGGTAGAACCAAGATGGCAGAAGAACTTTTGAAGTATGTATCTAATGGTGCATAACGGTTAGTATATGAACCGTACGCCTTTAGGCTATGGTTTTATATACCGTGTTAGTTGCTTTTATTTTTGAGAGGTGGAAAAATAATTTAATCTTTTTTATAATATTACTTGTATATGTAAAATATATACGTATATTTGTAGGGTATTAACGAAGTAACTAAAACAAAAAGATATGAAAAACTTAGACTACAGAAACGAAATTACAAGATTAGAAGATTTGTTAAACTCTCATAACTGCCCAATATCTTGGAGCGATATGAATAATAAGATAATAGAATTAAAAAAAGAGCATAACAAAGAGCAGGGTTTTAAAGTGTGGAATGTTTAAGATAAGCAAATAGCGAAAGCTACGAGAGTTAACACTCGGCTTGTTAACGGTTTATTGCCTGAATATATGACAGCACGGAAAGACGGCATTTTTATACACACGACAAGCAAAAAAAATTATGAAACAATACGGTGAGCAAATGGCTAATAACATTCTAAAACAAGCATTGGACAGGGATGAAGTTATAGAATTAGGGATAAAAGATATTGCTGCGGATAATATTGCAGATGTATTAATGTATAGATGTATTAGAATTTTAGACTTTTACGAGCCTGATATGCTACACGAAGCACCACAAGCAAGGGAACAAGTATTATATAAGATTAAATCAAAATTAGATGAGTTATGATTGATGAAGAAAAAGTTAAAATAATAGAACAAGGTAAACAAACGTCTATTTTTATAGATGATACTCTTCAGCAAGTTAAAACGCTTATTGAAATAAGAAAAGTTTTTTGTTTAAAGTTTAATTCAACATCTAACGAGAAAAGTTGCAATACGATATTTTATGCAATTGAAGATATAAATAACAATATTAAAAACTTATTAGGGTTATGACACAAGAAGATTATATTTTAAACAGGGCTAAGAACCTAAAAAAAATGATTGTTAAGCGTAGAAAACTTAATGAGAGAATACACCTTTTTGAGCAAATGAGCGATAAGGCATGGCAAAAACTAAATGCAGAACTTCATTGGTTAAGCATGGAGATAGAAAAGGAAAAAGAAAGAATAGGGTTTGTATTAGGGCATTTAACTTTGTTTGAATTACAGGATGAATATAATCCAAGTGGTTGGCATAGATATGAAGGAATAAAAGGTGAAATGCAAAATTTAAAACTTGAACGATGAAAAAGAAACTAATAGAAATACCAACCGATATATTTAAAAAGATACAAGAGTTAGCAAAGGCAAACGAAAGGAGTGATAATAAACAGATTGTTTACTTGCTTAAAAAAGCGTTGGAAGAAAAATAATTGCAACTAATGCACTAAGCTATGTTTTGTTATGCTCTACGCATGAATGAGGATAGCATAATAAAATATAACTGGTGTTAGGTTTAGTTGAATAAATAATAATTTAAAAAATAAAAGATGAGTAAAGAATATAAAATTAATAGTTTTAATGACTTATGTAATTTAGTAAATGATAACAATTTAGATGTGTTAGCTGAAGATTTAAAGAATTGGTTAGTTAGTTATCATTTTGCTATTAAGGAAATACGAAAATTACACCCTGAAGTAACGGATGGAAAAACAAACACAGAAATAGCTAAAGGTTCTTTTACTTGGATAGATGACAATGAAACAAAAATAAAAGGTGTAGTAATTGAACAAAACGGAAAAACAGAGCGTGTAGATTTTGAGTAATTAAACCTAACGGTTTGAATATGAAACGGCTTTTTCGCTGTTTTATATTTGATGTTAGGCTTAGTTATTAAATTAAAAAATTAGAATATGAAAAATGGAAATGGAATAAATGTAGTTAGTTGTTTTGACGGTATGAGCTGTTTACAAATAGCACTTGGACAATTAGGTATTAAAGTGAATAAGTACTTTGCAAGCGAAGTTGATAAATACGCAATGAAGGTTACACAAGCAAACTACCCCAACACAATACAGTTAGGAAGTGTTGAGTTTGTTACAAAAGGAATGATTAATAACGAGATTGATTTACTTGCTGGAGGAAGCCCTTGCCAAGGATTTAGTTTTGCAGGTAAGCAATTAAATTTTGAGGACCCAAGAAGTAAACTGTTTTTTGAGTTTGTGAGATTGAAAAAAGAACTGAACCCAAAGTACTTCTTTTTAGAGAATGTGAAAATGAAAAAAGAATACCAAGATATTATTAGTAGTTATTTAGGTTGCGAACCTGTAATTATAAATAGTGCTTTGGTTTCTGCTCAAAATAGAGTTCGTTTATTCTGGACTAATATACCTGGTATTGAGCAACCAAAAGATAAAGAAATTTATTTAGCTGATATTATTGAAAACGGGATAGTTGATAGAGATAAAAGCTATTGCATTGATGCTAACTATTGGAAAGGTGGGAACCTTAAACAATACTTTGAAAAAAGCAGAAGGCAATTAGTTTTCTGTGGTGCGATGCGTGGACGTTATATTGTAGATGGTAAGCGACAAGATGGGAAAATGAAAACAGCAGGATTGACTACTCAAAGAATGGAAATTAGGTATGACGGTAAAACAAATACTATCACAACCGTTCAAAAGGATAACTATGCTGTTTTTATAGATGGCTTTAGAAAATTAACACCAATTGAATGTGAGAGGCTACAAACTGTACCCGACAATTACACAAACCACGTAAGCAATAGTCAAAGGTATAAAATGCTTGGCAATGGCTGGACAGTTGATGTAATTACTCATATATTAAAAAAAATGTACTTAGGAAGGAATTAAGCATAACAAGCGGATAAAGAACACTACACATGTAAAAAATAGATTATGATTATAAATTACGAATATGGCATTTCATTTAATGGATTCATTTACGGATGGAAAGATAAAAAACTTTTTAGGTTGCCTCAAACTATAAATAAAAGATTTCTTCCAATAAAAGAACTCAAAATTATAAAGGTTGGTAATAATAAAGGCTATTTATTGAATCAAAAAAGACTTTCTTTATCACAATTAGAATCAATGACAGGTATAATAAACTTCAAATATGAAAAGACTAATTCAAAAGATTGTCCATTTTAATTAAAAAAAATAGTTTATGTATTATTTTTTTTTCTAACTTTGTTCAAAAGCAATATTTAATATTGTTTGAAATTTCTGTTATTATCTAATGAATAAGATTACAAGAACATTCAATACCATTATTAAAAATCTTGGTACAATAGCAGTTGATAATTATTCTTCTGCAAAACTTATCACCTCACAGATTTACAACAATGGTTTCCTTTTTGCTTTTCATAAGTTCAACACCGTTATTAAAAATGGCTATGCTTCAAATACTGATGCTTATTCTATTGTAAGTAAAATTATTAAAACAGGTGCATCAATTCCTTATTTGATTGTGAATAAATTACCTGATGGAACTGAAGAAATTATTACTGAAGGTGCTTTTTACGAATCAGTAATGCGCCCAAACAAAAGACAAAACAAATTTGAATTTACTGAAGATGCATTAGGTTATCAATTAATAACAGGGAATGAAATTTTAACAGGTTTAGTTCCTGCAGGTTTTAAAATGATAACACAAGTAAATATTGTTCCACCTCAACTTGTTACAATTAAAAGAAATGGAAAATCTTTGTTTGATTATTCAATGAATTATATTGTTAATTGGAAAGATTGGAGTACAACAATTAAGGAAGAAGATGTAAAACACATAAAATATTTCAATCCAACAACAGAAGGAGTTGAATCAGGAATGGGTTTAAGTCCTTTACAAGCAGCCTATAAAACATTAGAAACTTCTAATGAATTAATGACTGCAGGAGCATCTGCATTAAAAAACAGAGGTGCAAACGGTTTACTTTCTTCTGATAGTGATAGGCCAATGGACAAAGAAGAAAAGGATGACTTGCAACAAACAACAAATGTAAAACTTGGTCAAGCTGACAAATTTAATAGAGTAGTTGCAACAACTGCAAAAGTAAAATATACACAATTCGGTTTAAGTCCTTCTGATTTAAAAATGGTTGAAAATGGAGTACTTACATTAAGACAATTATGTAATGTTTGGGGTGCAGATTCTTCAAATTTTAATGATCCTGCAAATAAAAAGTTTAGTAATTTAAAAGAAGGTCAAAAATCTTTTTATGTAAATGCAGTATTACCACCATTAGAAAGGCATTTATTAGGTTATAAGGAATTAGTTATTGCAGGATGGAATGAAGAAGATGGTGCAAATTATGATATTCGTTTGGATTTATCAAATATTGAATCATTACAAGCAGACCAAAACCAAAAAGCACAAAAACAAGTTAATCTTGCGAAGGGAATGACTGATGTAATAATGAGAGTTGGTGAAGGAAAGATAAGTGCAGCATCAGGTGTTAAATTACTTGAAATGAATTTTGATTTAACAACTGCAGAAGCAGAAGCATTAATTGCAGATACTACAAACCCAACACCAACAGGAAATGAAAACTAAGGTTAACATAAAAAAATTAAACAAGGCCAAAGCAATTAAAGAAAAGATTGTTGAAGGAAATAAAACCGTAAAAAAATGAAAATAGACGTATCTAAATTCAAAAGCAATAAAGAACTTCATAAATTTATTATTGATAATAAACATGATATTATTGCACAAAAGAAAGAAGAAGTTAAACACTCAAAAGGTGTTCCATTTTCAATTGGTGTTGTTGGTAAAGATGAAACCAAAAAAGCATTAACCACAATTTCAAAAGAAGATTTGGATGAAGATGTTATTGTTGTTGAAGCAATTATTAACACAACAAATTTAGTTGATAGCCACAAAGATTTGCATGTTGCGGGTATTTGGAATAAATCACTAAAAGAGAATAACAGAAGAAAGCATTTACAAGAACACAAAACAACTTTCGATAAAATTATTGCATCAGGTGAAGATGTTGTTGCATCAGCAATTGATACAACATTTGAAGCACTTGGTGTTAAAAACTTAAAAGGAGCAACACAAGCACTTCTTTATAAATCTACAGTAAGGAAAGAAAGAAACCCTTACATGTTTAGTCAATACAAAAACGGTTGGGTTGAAGAACATTCAGTTGGTATGCAATATGTAAAAATTAGTACTGCAGTAAATGATGAAGATTATAAAGAAGAATTTAGTAATTGGAATAAATATTATGATTTAATTGCAAATAAAAGTGCAGTTGATGAAGATGGTTATTTCTTTATAGTACATGAAGCAAAAGAGATTGAAGGATCTGCAGTTGCTTATGGCTCAAATTATGCAACACCTACTTATTCAGTACAAAATGAAGGGAAGCAGCAAATCAGCACTTCCCAAAGTGAGCAGCCAAAAGGCACTCACGAAAAAGATTTTTTTGCAGGATGGTAACAAATAAATAAATAAATAATAAATTAACCAGGTGAATTAAAAACAAAACGTTCACCACAAAACAAAAACAAAATGAAAAAAGTAAAATTTTTTGCAATTGCAATGCTAAGTTTATTAACGGTTGCAGTTGTTACAGGAGCAACAGGCTTTGATGCCTCAACACTATTTGATAGTGTATTATTCGCAGGGGGTGCAGGTGTATCTGTTGCAAGTTTACCAATTTGGTTCAAAATGGTAAATGAAACAAAAACATTCTTTAAATTATCTGAAGATGAAATTGCAAAATTAACATCAGAAGAAAGAAGCATGTATTACAAAGCATCAATGGAAAGCATTGAAAAAACAGTTATTGGTTTAGAATCACAAATGAAAGATTTGAATGGTGATACTGCAAAAGCTGAAAGTTTAGCAGCACAATTATCTTCTTATAAATCAATGTTTGATTCTTTGAAGCAAGTGCAAATTAATCAAGGTGAACTTATTACTAATTTAAAAAATACAGGTGATACATTAAGTACTCCAAAAACTTTTGAAGGTTTAGTAAAATCAGCATGGGATTCTGCAACAGGTGATGACAATTTAAATAAAGCATTATCAGATAAAACAGGTATTCAATTTTCAATTAATAAAGCTGAACAAACTTATGGTGATATTAATGCAGGAAGTGATTTTGCACAAATGAGAGCAGGCGTTATTGACAAACCAATTAGAGCGCCTAAAATTCGTTCATTGTTTCAATCAGTACCTGTTTCAACTGAATTTTATAAGTATGTTGAACAAAATACAGTTGTACGTGATGCACAAAATGTTGCAAAATGTGCTGCAGTAACTTCAACAACAAAAGAAACTTTAGTTGTTAATTCAATTGAAACGAAAGTTGTAAAAGATATGATTGATTTCTGTAGAGCATTTGTTTCTGATTATCCTTTTATGATGTCAAGAATAAACCTTTTAATTAATCAATCTTTAGCATTAAGAGTTGATGCACAATTATTATTAGGTGATGGAACAGGTGAAAATTTAAATTCAATTGATTCAACTGCTTCTGAATTTAGTGCTGCAAATGTTGCATGTCCATTAACAACTTCAATTCAGGCTGCAAATATGGTTGATTTAATTCTTGGTATGCAAACGCAAATTATTGAATTAGGGCAACAAAATTCTTATGATCCTGATGTTGTTGTAGTTAACAAATGTGATTGGTTTAAAAATGTTGAATCTTTAAAAGATTTAAACAACAACTATTTAGATTCACGTGTAAACATGGTAAACGGAACACCTTTTATTGGTGGAATGATGGTAATGTGGTCACCAATAGTTGCAACTAATACACTTTATGTATTTGATTCAATGAAAGGTGAAGTGATTGATAGAATGAGTTTAGAAATTGATGTTGCTTTTGAAAACAAAGATAACTGGGAAAAAGAAATTGCAACTTTAAAAGGGTTGGAAAGATTAAATTTCTTAGTACCAAACAACAACAAAAATGCATTTATGAAATCTTCAGATGTTACTGTTGCAATCGCTGCAATTAACAAACCTTAATAACTATTAACTACCTAAACCTCACTATGAAAATAGTGGGGTTTTCGTGGTAAAAAGAATTATTAATTAAAAAAATATACCATGAAAATCGTAAAATTCAAAAAAGCCCATGTTTCAGGAATCGAAAAAGGTGCAATTAAATCACTTGATGAATCAATAGTTGAAAGGTTAACCAAATCAGGATTTGTTGAAGAAGCAGATGAAAAACAATTACTGGCTTATAATGAAAAAGTAAGTAAAAGGAAACCTGAAGATACACTTGCAAAAGCAAAAGAGGAAGCAAATTCATCAAATGGTGATTGTGAAGAATGTGGTAATAATGCAGAATGTGAAGAATGCAAAGAAAAAGAAGCTGCAAAAGAAGCTGCAGCATCAGAAGAAAAAATTTATCACATATTAACACAAGAAGATATTGATGCAAATGAATTATCTGCAGAAGGTTTAAGTGTTGGTGATGAAGTGGAAATGAATGCTTCTGATGAACTTTTAATTGATGCTGATGGTAAACTAATAAAAAAAGATTTGGGAAACGTGTAAGCCTTGAATCAATTCAGGGCAAAATACAGGAAGGAATCAAATTTTTAAGAAGCATTAAAATAACAGTAAACAAATAAACTATGTCAATTTTAAATATTACATATCAAGATTTTACAAACCCCTTAATTTTTATTCCTACAAATAAACATACTGAAGCAGATTTGCAAGTTTTTATTGATGAATGGGAAACTGAATATTTGGAAGATATGTTAGGTTGTGATTTGTTTGCATTGTTTTCTGCAGATTTATTGAATGGAGTTCCACAAACACAAATTTATATTGACATTTACGAAAAGTTTTGTTATGATGAATCTGATTGTGGTTACAAAAACAAATCTGAAGGAATGGTTAAAATGATTCAAAAATTTGTTTATTGGAAGTACATGAGTGAATCAAAAGTAAAAGCAACAAATACTGGATATGTTGTTAATGAAAATGAAGTTGCAAGAATTGCAGATTTTAGTGAATCAAGAATTTACCAAATTTACAACCAAGCAATTAAAAGTTATAAAGGAATACAAATTTACATTTGTGATAATTTAAATGATTATTCTGTTTATAATGGATCGAAAAAAGGAAAAACAAGTTGGCTATGAATGAACCAAAACAACATAACTTCATCTTTGGTGATGGGGTTTTACATAATGCAAGTGTTTCAGAAACTTCAGAATCAATAAGAAGTTGTTATAAGTATGAATGGAGTATTGCACCAATTACTGCAGGTTTAACATCAGCAAAAGGTGAATATACTGTTCAAGTTTCAAATGATAATCTTAATTGGTTTGAATATAATAACCTTTCAACAGATGTTTCAATTGAAGATGCAGTTGATGACATTCATTTGGCGTGGGTTTACATGCGAATAGTGTATGATGCAAAAACCGAATCAACAGGAACAGTTCAATTTGAATTAACTCAAAAACAACAATCATAAAATGGGGAAAGTTATTCATATTGATGGTGCAGGTGCAGGTGGTGGTGGAACAGGGACAGGTTACATTGGCATTTTTACAAATTATAATGATTTAATTGCACAATTTCCAACTGCACCGCTTTTATCATTGGCCTATGTTGAAAATTCACAGGGAACACCTTGGCTTCCTGGCTCTATGTTAGGAACATTTTATTCCAAAGGAACTTATATTTGGAATGGCATTGAATGGAGTTCTGATGTTGATGAAATTGCAAAAGCACTTGAAGATATTAATAATGAAATTGCAGCGTTGGGTTTACCTGAAATTTTAACAGTTGACAATACAACATTAGACGGTCAAACAATAGAAGCCTTAAATGGTATTGGTGTTCTTGATTTGAGAGATGGAATTAATGATAGTGTAAAGTTAATCGGAGCAAATGCAGGTATTTTAATTAGTGGTTCTTTGGGTGTTATTTCGTTTACTAATAATGCAGATAATTTAAATGATTTAACTTCAAGTGTAACAAATAGCAATTTTGGAACTTCTTTAGTATTAGAAAATAAAAACGTATTAATTGACAAAACAGGTTTAGTTGGTTTAGTTTACAATCAAGATTTTAATTGGAATTTTGACAAAGATTTACCAAACTTTCCAAGTCAATTAAGTACGCAATTAGGTAATTATATTCAAGGGGTTGTTAATTCTGTTTCATTAGGTGGTAAATATACAATCGTAAAAACAAATGAAACTGCATACATTAACCAATTAGGATTCAACAAAGGTGAAGCATTTGAATTAATATTAGAAAATTTCACACCAACTGCAGACAGGCTTCAGGCTTTCCAAAATGCAGACGGTATAATTGCTTTGCTTTCTGACTTAGTTCATAGTACTGCTTTCTTAGTTTATGAAAATGGTGTTCCAAATACTGCATTAACTCAAAATGTTTGGAATTACTTTGACATGTTGACTGCTACTTTAGAACCAAATACATTATTTGAATTTGAACAATTAGCAGGGTTTCCTGAAACATTAGTTTACAAAGGAACAGACACAAAAGTTGTTAGGATTGTTTCAACAACTGGTTTAAGACGAATTGGTGGAGGTATTAATTCTTATCAAATGCGATGGGTTTTAAATGGTGTTCAAATAGGTGGTTCAAAACAATTTGAATTAGGTGGCACAGATAGTGAAGTAACATTAACAGTATTAGTTGAATTGGCTTTTGATGACCAAATTTGGCTTGAAGTAAGAAACATTACAAACAATAATGATGTGAGATTATTAAGTGCAAACATAACAGTAAAATAAAATGATTCTACAAATACAAAATACAAAAGTTTTAGCAGATTTAGATGCATTAAATTCAGTTTTAGAACCTGCACATGGAGAATATTATTTTATTCTTTCAGAAGCAAAAACATATTCATATTATAACAACCAAAGAAATGAAGATTTAGGTTTTTGGAGTGTTGATTTTGATTTGCATATTTATGAAAAAGCAAGCATTTTAAGTGTTGATTATACAGATGTAACAGAATTTTATCCTGATGCAATTGGTCAACCTTTAGATGAAATTAAAGAAACTTATCGAAAATATGAAGCAGATGGTCTTGATTATAATAATAACTTCAGGGCAAATTTAGTTCTTCAATATAAAACAGGAATATTGACTGCACCACAAATTTATGGAATAGAAGCAAAAGTGAAAAATGTTAGGGGACTTGTAAAAAATGGTGATTGGTTAACTGCACAAAATGCAATGTTATCAATTGTTGTTGATTCTAATTTCAGCCAAATTATGCATGATGAAGTTTCAGATTATATTAACAATTATATTATTAACAATTATTAAAAATTTAATCATGAAAAAAAAAGAAATCAATTCACAAATTAAATTGCTGCAATCAAAAGTTGAATCAAAAAACTTTCCTGCAGGAATAATTAAACAAATGGAAATAAGAATTGCTGATTTGAAAGCAATGCTGACAGCTTAAAATTATAAAAATGAAAATTATCTTATTACAATTACTTCAGGTTTCAGGCATGAATGATGTGACTTTCACATTTGGTGACTTAATCACAATTGGTGGTGGTGCAATAGCAACCTTGACTGCTTTCTTAAAATTACAATATGACCAAAGGGCAGATTCAAAAGCAACAATTGTAAGATTTGAAACAATGGACAAAGAAATGAAAGGTGAATTTGCTTCATTAAAAGAATCATTAATTGATGCCAAGACAAAAAAGAATTCAATGAGAGCAGAACTGAATGGAGTAATTGAAAAGAAGGACGAAACAACACACAAAAGAATTGATGCTGTCAGAAATGACTTAAAAGACTATACAAATAAAACAGACCAAGAATTCAAAGAATTGAATGCAGGTTTGTCAGAAATTAAAGGAATGCTTACACAGATTTTGAACAAATAAAATGATTGAAGTTAATTTAAACAATATTAAATCACATCTTAAACTTGGGTTAATTCATATTAACATGGTTTACCCTATAAGAAAAGATGCACATTTCAGAGTTGATGCACCAATAAAAGTGACACTTTCAAATGATGCTGTTATTTATATTGAAAAAAACTTTGAATTTGATGGAAGTTCTTCACCCAAATTTTTGTGGTGGTTGTTTCCTTCTTATGGAAACTTCTTCTTTGCTGCTTTAGTTCATGACTTTCTTTATGTAAAGCAATACATGAAAGAAGAAATTGGAGTCAAAGAAGCTCAAAAATTTGCAGACAATGAAATGCTTGCTTGGTCAAACAAATTGAATAATAATAAATTAGATAATCTTTTACGGTTTTGGGCTGTTCGATTATTTGGTAAAAAAGTTTACAAGAAATGATGAAGCCCACAGTTGACATAGTAAAAGACTTAGTTTCACAACTAACATTCACAGAAAAAATTATTTCATGTGTAGTTGTTAATGGTGAAGTTTTCATCACAGTTTGTTCAACACATGGACTTGTGAATAAAGGAATCTTTTTCATTGGTGGTGTTGAAACAAAAATCTTAAGGGTTATTGATGGAAACACAATTGTAATTACTGGCAATGCATGTCCTGTTGAAACTGAAATTTTCATTCCTGCACCTAATTACTTTCATGGTACTGTGAAGGCTTCAGACAGCCAATTGACGAACATAACACAGGGACGAAAGAAAACACCTATGGTTTACCTTTACGAGGTCTTAAAAGAGGTTAAAACACGAAACCCTGAAGCAGTTGTGTTTCGAGAGGTGGACATTATCCTTTTCTTTTTAGAAGATGACCTTGTAAAAGGTGACCTTACTGAAGACAGATATGTTAAATATATTAGTCCAATGAACACCCTTGCAGAAGATTTTGTCACATTATTGGAACAAAGTCCAATCATTGCAAGTATAGAAGAAGATAACTACACAACAACACCCCATGCAAAAGCAGGATATTATGACAAGCTTGGACATGTAAAGAATATTTTTAGCATGGAGTTGTCAGGCGTAGAATTAAGAATAAAATTGCCAATAAAAAGAATTGGCTGTGAAGATTGTAAATAAATAAATAATAATAATAATTAAACCTGAAGCTTAAATGCTTCAAAAAACTTAAACTTATGTTTGAACCATGTACATGTGGAACAGGAGGTAAAAATACAGGATTGCCTTCATGTGTCCCAACAATCAAAAGAAGTGCAAAGTTAGTTATCGTGCAGACAACTGCAAATGATGGAACTTTGAACTCAATTAAAAAATCTGACTTTGTCAATGGAAAGCTGCCTGAAGCTTTTATTGATGCAAAAATCAATGAAGTTGATGCTTCAAAAAGGTGGTATGTTACACCTAAAATTAACAACGTAACTGACACAAGAGCAGAACCAATCACTTTTGAAGTTGATGGAATTGCAAAAATCATTGAACAGGGAATAAGAACTTTCTTAGGAACTTTTTATGATAAGTTAGGAAGTCCACAATTTGCAGGTGTAATGAATTCATTTACTTGTATTGATGTAAGCTATTTTGAAATTTCAGTTGATGGTGACATTGTTGGAATTGATAACGGTGACGAAATGTTGCCAATAGCAATTGAAAGTGGGACATTGTATGCAGGTGTTGTTCGTGGGACAAAAACTGAATTAAACGGTGTAATGTTAACATTTGCTGTTCAGGAATTAGTAAGAGATGAAAATCTTATTCAAATTGCTGCAGATTCAATTGAACCAAACATGTTGTTAAAACGTGGTTTAATTGATGTAAATGGTGAAGCTTTGGCAGCACCTGCAATAACTGCAACAACAGTAAGAATTGATTTAGGTCTTGAATATGGGAACTTTCCAAATGCAATTCCTTTTGAAGGTTTAGTTGCTGCAGACTTAAGTTTTGACGGTGGTGTGACTCCTGCAACGGTGTTCAACACAACTCAATCTGCAAGTGTTGCAGTTTCTTCAGTAACGCCTGTTGTTGGTGAAGTTGGTCAATATGATGTTGTTATTGCTGTTGGTGGTATTGCTGCAGATGTAATCACAGTTGCATTGTTCAAAACTGGTTATCAAATGAATGCATTTACTTACTCAATATAATATATTATGAAAAAGCTTACTAAAAAAGAAGAAGGTTTTGCAAAAATACTTAACCCTTTGGCATTTACAGGAGTAAACAAAACAGATTTCAAGAAACAATACAAAGGGAAACTTCCTTTTGATTTAGATGAAGCTTGGGACTGGATTGTAGAAAATAGAAAGCCAAGTAAGAAATAAGTAATGCAAGAGAAACTGTTTAAATCGCTAAGGAATGCACAAGAGCTTGACGCAAGTCGAATGTTCAATGCAGTTCTTAGTGATAACGGTTTTCAACAATGGATTCTTAACTTGAACAAAAGTCAATTGTTTAATGGTGAAAATTCAATTGGTGTGAGCCTTGATAAAATTGGCGGTGGTTATTCACTTACAACAGAAGTTTTGAATGAAGGTGAATATTTTGACTTTCAAGGTGAAGCAAGACAAAAAGTTGCAGGTCAAGCCCCTTTCCTTTTGGATAGTGGTGAATATTACAACAGTTACACATTGAAGCTTGGGAATGGACTCTTTGTTATTGATTCAAACCCCATAAAAGGCAATGACAACCTTGAAGCTAAATATGGTAATCAGTTGGAAGGTTTAAATGATGAAAATTTACAAAAGTTAATTGATGTTATTCGTGAAAAATTTATACAAGAAACTAAAATCAAGCTTGCAGCCTAAGAAACAAGCTAAGGTTTACAGCTCAATTGACGACCTTCCACAATGGAACTGGTCAATGATTCACAAAAGTGGCAACTTAGCTTACATCAAAAAATTAAAAAATTACAGGAACATAGCTGAAGACAATTCTGAAACATTGCAATCAATATGGATTGAAATTTACAATGAATATATTGAAGAATTTGGCTTGTCAAAAGAGTATAAAGACTTACTTGAAAGAAAAAAAGAAATTGCAAGAATGAAAAATGAATTCATAAGAACTGACAACAGTTCATTATTGAATTTTATTAAGATTGAAGAACTTGAACTTGAAGCAACATTTGACAAATCTGAAGCAATGAGTTTTGAAAGTGTTGTGATAGGAATTGAAAAGATTCAAAAAATTAGATTACCAATAAAAGAAATTACTGTTTATGAGTTCAACAATTATTTAAGAACTATAAAAGACCAAAGCAATGAGTAAGACAATAAAAGGTGCAGGTGACATTTATGAAAAAGACCTTTATGGCGACTTAGGGAAGTCGGCAAAAGAAGCTTTGCCATTGATGGAAAAGGTAAATGAAGTGTTGAAGGCAACAACAGTTTCAAATGATGCTTTGATAAAATCTGAAGCAAAAGACGTTGCAGGACTTGCAAAGGTCAATGAAGGTCTTAAGAAAACAAATGTTGCTTTTGAACAAAAATTGAAACTTGACAAACAAATTATTGCTGCTCAAACAAAAATAAGTCAAGGAAGGACAAAAGAAGGTCAACAATTACAGACATTAAAAACACAATTGCAATTTGAAGCAAGGGAAAGAAAGAAAGTTTCAAATGAGACTTTAAAGCTTACAGGTGCTTATGCAAAAGAGTCTGCAAGATTAAAAGAATTAAGAACAAAATATAAAGACTTAGCCATAAGTGAAAAAGGTGTTTCAAAAGAACAAGCTATCTTATTAAGACAAGTCACACAATTAGATTCTAAGCTTAAGAAAATTGACACAACTGTTGGACAATCACAAAGAAATGTTGGTAATTATAGAAACAGTTTAAAAGGTGTTGCCACAAGCATGAAAGGAATTCTTTTTGCAGGTGGTGTTGCAGGTGTTGTGCTTGGAATTGGACGTGCTTTCAAGGATGCTTTCAATAGAGTAAGAGAGTTTGACAAAGAAATGAACAACCTTGCAGGTATTTCAGGATTCACAAGAAAAGAACTTTCCCAAACAGAAGAAAATATCAAAAGGGTTGCAGGGGCTTCAACAAAAACTTCAAATGAAGTTGCCAAATTAGCAACAACACTTTTTGCTTTGGGTAAATCACCAAAGGAAGTGAACAGACTATTGAAGCCTGTGAATGACCTTTCTATTGCACTGGGGGCAACTTCAGATGAATCAGGTGAATTGCTTGTCGGAACATTGAACGCCTTTCAGAAGGGTGCAGAATCAGGACAACATTTTGCAGATGTTATTGCAAAAATGAGAACTTCAACTTCATTGGATTTTGAAAGAATCAAAGATTCACTTGGATTTGTTGCAGCAACTGCAAATGTGATGAACTTGACAGTTGGTGAAACAGGTGCTTTGATTGGTGTTCTTCAAGATAATGGTGTGAAAGCAGCAAGAGCAGGAAGGCTTTTGAATAGTTCATTTATTAAGTTAGCAAAAGAAGGTAAAACTTTGGAAGGTTCACTTGATAGAATAAACAAAGCACAAGACAGAGGTGCAGACTCAATGGAGTTGTTGCAGATAGCTGAAGCAGATTTTGGAACACAATCTGCTTCTTTAGGTATTATTTTGGCTAACAATCGTGACAGGATTGCTGAACTTTCAAATGAATTTGATAATCTTTCAGATGGTAGTTTAAAGAAATTGACAGACGAGCAATTGAAGTCAATGGACGCACAAATAAAAATCTTAGATTCAACTTGGGAAAAATTCATTCTTTCTCTTGATAGTGGTGAAAGTGCAGTTGGTAACATGACAAGGGGCGTGACACAGTTTCTTGGTGCAGCAATTACAGGTTTTATGAATCTTGATTTGATTGCAAAACAAACATTTGATGGACTTATAAACTTTAGAAATGAAGAGCTTTCAAGAACTCTTGATGGTGGTTGGGTTACTGAAACAGGTGTGAATATTAACAAAATTCGTGAAGAGTTTGACAAAATTCCATTGACTAAAATTGCAAAAGATGTTGACAAGGTTCGTGAAACATGGATTGACCTTCTTGGTGAAGACAGAACAGACGCTGCATTGTTGTTTACTCAATACATAAGAGAAAGGTCAGATGCTGAAAAAGATTTGGCAGAAGAAAACAGCCGACTTGAAGAGAGTGAAAAAGATGTTGGTAAAGAGCAAAAAGAAAGAATAAAATCAACAAAAGAGTTGACAGGGTTAATTGAAAAACAATCAAAAGTTGTTTCAGACTTAAACACAGAAATTCAAAGAGCAACTTCAGAAGACGACATTTTTGACTTGTCAAATAAAGTTGATATTGCAAAAGAAGAGCTTGACAGGTTGAACAGAATTGTTTCTTCAAGTCGTGAAGAGTTTGACAAAAGAAGCATAAGTTTAATTGAAGACGACATTGACAGAGCAATTGAAGGTGAAAAAGCAAAAAGTGAAGCTGTCTTAAAGCAAATAAGAAGCAATGCAACAACAACAATTCCTGAAAAACAACAATTGATTGCACTTGAAACAGAAAGACTTAATAATTTTACAAGAAGCCAAGAGTTGAAAAGAGAGCAGGAAAGAATCAAACGTGAATCTGACTTCTTTAAAGCAAGCATTGACCAAAAAAGAACAGGATTTAAAACAGAAAAAGAATTTGAAGAGTTCAAAGCAGCTCAATTGCAAGGGTTAAGAATAAGTGACATTGACCAAGAAATTGCAGCTTTAAAAGAATTTGGTGACGAAAAAAGCAAGCTAAGAATTAAACAACTGGAAGCAGAAAAAGAAGGTTTTGTGAAGTTTGCAGAACAAAATGTAAAAGATTTTGGTGAATTACAACAGGCTATCTTAGACAAGATTGAAGAAGCAATTGCAAAAAGAAGTGAAAAAAGAATTGAAGAGTTTGACAAGCAAATTGCAGGTTCTGAAGACCATGAAAACAGATTGAGAACATTAGCAGACAAAGGTTCACTTGCTGCAGAACAATCAATTGTTGAAGAAGAAAGAAAGCAGCAACAGTTGCAACAAGCAAAGCAGAAAGAAGAAAGAAAGCAGGAATTAATCACTTCAGGTTTTAAAGTGTTTTCTGCTTTATTAGAACAGGGAAAAAACCCTTCTGAAGCAACACTTGAAACTGCAGCAATTCTTGGTGCATTGCCTGCAATCATTGAAGCAATTCCTGCATTTTATGAAGGAACAGAAAACACTGGAACAGTTGCAAGCCCTCTTGACTCTAATGGTGGGCGTTTGTCAGTTTTACATGACAATGAACGTGTAATGACAGCCAAGCAAAATAAAAAAATGGGTAACACAAGCAATGAAGAAGCAGCAAGCATTGTTGAAAAGCACAACAAAGGAATGTTTGGTGAATTGTATGAATTTAATCAACAGTCAATTGACGGTGGTTTAATGGAGTCAATAAACATGAACGGTCTTAATAAAGGAATTGAAAGAAAACTTGACCAATTAAACCAAAGCATAAAATCAATTGAAATTCCTGAAACAACTGTTTCTGCAGATGAATTAAGAAACATTTTAACAATAACAAAGAAGACTGCAAGCAAAATACAAAGACAACATTCTAAATTAAATTAATGTCTAACTTAAGCATAAATACTGAACAGAAATACTTGCTGAATGGAGTGCAGGAAAACGCCCCTGAAGGTTGGGAAGATGCAACAATTGTTGCTGAATATGTCAATGACAACAATCAACCTTCTTTGTCTATTTCAGAATACACATTCCCATTGGAAGCAAGAGACAAAGTGTTTAACTGGTTTCATTCAGGCAAAGCATTTGAAGGAATGCCTTTTGAATTAATTCTTTATAATGACCAAGCACAACAAATAAGCTTCAAATCATTTTTGGATTTCACAAAAAATTATCAAGAGCTTTTGCAAGATGGGCGTGTTTCAGTTGGTATTCTTGAAGAAGACAGTGTTGAAGACCTTTATATCAAATTAGGTTCAATTACATTTGGCTATCTTGAAAGCATTGGTGCAGTTACACAAGCAGACTATGTGACAATTGACTATGTTGTTGAAAAGAAATTCAACATGATAGAACTTCTTATTACTTCAATTACACTTTATTTAATGATTAAGGAGTTAGCAGAAGCCATTGAAAGAACTTCAGACGCTATTGCAGAAGCTGCAGGAATAACTGCTGCAGGATTCACAGGAACAGTTGGTGCTGCTATCTTGTTAGTGTTGAAAGCAATCATTGCAATTGCTTACACTGCAGTCTTATTAATTGCCATTATCAATTTGGCTCAAACACTTTTGAATTCATTAGTACCACCAAGAAGAGAGCATAAAACAATTTTATTAAGACATGCACTTGAAGTTGTTGCTGCTCACTTAGGTTATGGACTTATTGCACCAAATGCAGAATTTGACAAAATTCATTATTTACCAAGCAATCCAAGACTTGATGAAAAAACAGTTCTTGGTTTTATCAATGCACCTGAAGGAACACCAACAGGAATTCCAAATGTTGTTGATTATGGCTATAATTGTGCAGACATGTTCAACCTTGCAAAAGAATTGATTCGTGGTAAAATTGCAATCATTGGTAATGACATACATGTAAGACCACAAAATGATGCTTTTTGGGTTCAACAATCAACTTGGAACATGCCAAGTAAATTGATTGAGTCAAAAGGCTATAATCTTGACGACCTTAAATCAACAAGAATTGTGAAATTTTTAACAGACTTGAATGATGACTGGACAATTGACGAATACAAAGGAACAGCTTATGAAATTAAGACTGACTTGATAACAGTTCAGAATCCAAAAGCAAGCCTTTTAAAAGGTTTAGAAGAGACAATCTATAATGTTGCACTTGGCAACAGAAAGAATGAATTAAATGCAATTGAAAAGCTTATTAAATCAGTTGCAGGTTTCATTGATGGTGTGACAGGTGTTTTTGGTGGTGGTACAAATTTCTTAAGTCAAGTCACTTCAAGAGTTGGTTTGTTGAAACAATCACAAAATTGGCATTCTGTTCCTAAATTACTTTATTTGTCAGGTGGTGCTTTGCCATTAAATCACAGAGACTTGTTTTCTTCAAAAGTTCTTTGGGACAAATATCTTAATTATGACAGTTTTATTGCAAACAATTATTCAAAACAAAGAGCTATTTATGAAGGTGTTGAAATTCCTTTTGGAATAGAAGACTTCAAACAGTTATCTGTTAACCCTTATTTTTTATTTAATGGTAGTATTGCAAAGATTATTAACTTTACATGGACAACAGGAAGGGACAAAGCAACAATTTCTTTTTGGGTTCAAGAATTTTATACAAACAATTTAGTTGAAACATACATAAACCCTGAATGATGGAACTTATCGAACAGTTAAATAAAATGTTGAAAGATTATTCTGTTTTAAACAAATCGAATAATGAATCTTTTGAAAAAACAATGAAAGACATTGATAAAATTGAAGACAAAGAAGCTTCAGCATTTCTTAAGGAATCAATAAAGGATGCAAAAAGCGGAAAATTAGACATTGCAGGATTTATTAAAAGTTCTGAAAAATTTAATAAATTATGAGCATAAACACAGTTATAAGGTCACAAGAGTTTTTGAATGAATTCAAAAATGACATTGGATTCACTGCAAACTTGGGTGACTTCACAAATAATTTCACAGGTGCAGTGATGGAAAGAGTAAAGTCAATAACAACCATTGATGTGAATTGGAGTGACTTCATTTCTGTTTCAAATCCATGGACATTTGACGCAACAGTTGGAAACGAGTCAATAACTAGAACAACTGGAAGTTGGGAGACAGAAGGCTTTTCTGTTGGTGACAAATGCAAATGGTTGCAGGGTGGAATTTTCTTTGCTGACATTACAATTCTTTCAATTTCTTTGGACGGTTTAATAATATTTTATCAACTTGATTCAGGTTCAATTACAAATTCAAGTGACGCTTCACTTTTTGGTGTCAGTGATTTAACTGCATTGATTTTTAAATTTGGTTTGATTGGTAATTCTGAAACATTTAATGTTGAATCAAAAGTAAGTGGCAATGACCAAGGCTTCTATGGTTCAAACATTGGTTTTGATACAGGTGGCGGTGTTAGAGATTTAAATTGGGTTAACATGCAAAGACTTGGTTCTTATGCAGATTGGCAAACAGGAACAATGCGTGTTCGTTATCAACAATCTTTTAATGGTTACCAAAGATTTGAAATTGAACATGTGTTCATGATTGTTCCTTATTATTTAGATGGTGAAATTTCAAACCTACAAAACAAAATTATTCCTAACTTATTAAATGGAACAAACACATTAAAATATGCATACAATGCAAGCTTTAGAACTGTTTTAAGTAACCCAAACACACAAAAAGATGTGACAATTGACAACAATCTTGGTTCTGTTGCTTGGTTTGGTGAAAATTTTAATGGCTTCAATAATGATTATGAAATACTTTCAATTGATTACACAAGCCTTGTCACTTTATTACCTGAAGACGGTCTTGCAATTGGTACTTCAACAGAAGTTGAAATTTTAGTAAAAGTAAACAATGGAAAAACTTTTGCACCTTCTTCAAGATTTGGTGTTTATGTTTCTTATTTACCTGAACAAAATGAATATCAAAATAAAACAACAGATTTACGTGATAACTTTATTTATGACAGAGCAATGCAAAATGCTTTGCTTTTACCTGTAAATGGTGACACTTTTATAAAAAATGTAACAGGAACAGTTCAGGTTGACATTACAACAATGTTGATTAGGTTTGAAGTTGACTACACAGCTGCACAAAAATTCAAACTTGCAGGAATAGTTGGGACAACTGGTATTCCAAATTATTTAATTGGTGTTGGTTTGGGTGACAATGCTTTGACTTCAGGCAATGCTGACAGGGTTGTGTTAATTGCAGACGTAAACCAATATGACCAAACACTTGACATTTCAGATTTAATGCAATTCAAGACTTTCAAATTATACCCTCACAACAAACAAATTCCTGTTGGCGGTTCAACAAATTTGACTGCATGGAATGAAGACGGTTTCACAGTTGCATTTGATTTTGAATTAAACTTGAATAAAGCTGCACTTTTAAATACTTTAGATTTTAAACTAATTACATTCAACACAGTGACAGAAGAATATTTTGAACTTGATTCTTATTCCTATAATAACATAGGCAATGCAATTGTTTCAGGTGGTGTTCAACAATTAAACGAAAATACAACAAGGGGCTACATTTTAAAAAGTGGTGACCAGTTTAATGAAGTTACTTTAAACACTGGGACTTTGTCAGGTGCAGGTTTTCAAGGTTATAATGGAACATTTTCACAAAAATTTTCATGGCAAGATTGGATTCAAAATATAAATGCAGATTCAATTTTTTATGATGCAACAAAACCACAAAACAACTTGAACTTTAAAGGCTCTAATTATTCAGATTTAAATAATTATGAAATAAGAATGTCAGTTCTTGCAAATGTTTATGGTGAACAGAATGCATTAATTTCAGGCAATACAGATTACTTGTTTAATTCACCAAATATAACTTTATACGATTATACAAAAGATGGTAATATCACACCAGTTTGGAGTGGTGTCATTGAGACATTTAACAATTCAAACCTTTCAAATTTAGGGGGTGCAATTTTAACAGGTCAAGACACTTTGTTCAGAACTACATGGACAAATTCAGGTGGTGCAGTTGTTTCTTTAACAGGTATTTATGGAATCAACAGAATTGAAGAAACAGGACAACTTGGGTACGAGATAACAGAAATGTCAAGCATTAATGAACCTGCAGCAAATCAATTATTGACACCAAATTCAGGAACAAAATTGTTTGTTTATTTAAATGCAGGCAATGTTGTAATGGAGTGCTTAATTGATGGTTCATTAGTTGCTGCAGGGCAAAGTTATAATTTATCTTCAAGAATACATGATGACAATTTAATTATAGAAGGTAAAATTACAGAACAAAGTGTATTGAAAAATACAGAAACATCAAATCAAAAAATTGTGGAATGATTATAACAGAACTAACAAACAGTATTCCTTATGTTTACCAAAGTGGTAATGCAATTAAATTATTAGGAAAATCTTTACCTGAAATAATTACACCTGCATTAAATGATTCTTGCATTTGTGATTTTATACAATGTCAATATATTGAAAGAGTTTTTGCAAGTCAATCACCAAATAATGAATGGTGGAAAAATGATATGAACGAATTTCTTTTTAAAAGATTAGTTGCAACAGATACGGTTGGAATTGAATTATGGAAAGAAGGAATTAAAATTGCAGACTTGAATACAAATACTTATGGAACATTTTTTAATGGTTTTGCATCAGGTAGTTCAGAACAACAACTTTATGTTGGTTATTTATTGGAATGGGAATTGGTACAATCTGCATTTGGAAATGGAAACTATCAAATAAAAGCACAATTAAACATTGTAGGAAATGCAACAACTTATGAAAGTAGATTGTTTAGTTTAATTACATATTCAGATGTTGCAGCAAATAAAACAGTTAGGATTGAAAGCACTCAAAACGGAAATATAATTGGTGGTAATTTTGATTTTACAGGTTTGAATTGGTATCAATCACTAAGAGTTCCAGGCGTATTTGGAAATCCAACACCAACTGTTGAAACAGATAATTATGTGAATTCTAATCATGAAAAAAGACAAATAACGGCCAAAAATTCAAGGGAATGGAGTTTAGAAACAGGTTTAATTAATTATGAAGTTGCAACAAAATTACTTTATAATAAAATGTTGGCAAATGAAATTTTAATTACTGATTATTTAATTAAAAATGAATCAATTTTTAGAAGAATAAATGTAATGCTTTCTGAAATTGAAAAACCTGAAATTAAAAATACAC